TTAAGCTTTCGGATACTATTTATTTTTGATAAGTCATCAGAACTGGAGTAAATCTATGTCTTCATTATTAGAAGAAGCGATTGTCGACGCTAAAGCCCTCAAGGAAGCCGCCCTCAAGAATGCGGAAACTGCCGTATTGGAGAAGTATTCGGGAGACGTTAAAAAAGCCCTCGATACTCTCTTGGAGCAGGACGAAATGGGATTAGAAGAGCTAGAAGAGGACACAACCGCCGGTGAAGACCTAATGGAGTTCACCGAAGCGCTTCCTTTTGCTTTTGCAAACGAAGAGATTGGTGAACCGCGAACCGAAGAGATTGTGGAGATCGATTTTGACGCTCTCAAAGAACGACTCGCCCAAGAAGACGCGCCTATCGAAGAGGCTGACCTGACCGACGCTCTGGATCTGGCTGAGGATATTGCGGACGAGGCGGTCCTACAAGAGAATGATTGCGAACCCGGCGACCCGGACTGCCAAGAAGAGGAGGACTCAGCCAAGGTTGATGTAGCTTCTCTTTCCGGCACCGGCTCTGCTGTCACAGGTGGCGCGACCAACGAAGCGGTCGATGAAGATATCGACCTCACCGAAGCGATGCTAGCCGATCTTATCGAAGAGTTGGTGTCCGAGAAGGTCACTTACGAGGGCGACCCCGTCCCCCAAGGCTGGTCGTCTATGAACTCCGCCGACAACTTCGTCGAGCAAGCCAACAATGATGCCATGGCGGCCGCGAGTGCCACCCACCTCGAAGAAGATGAAGAAATCGAGGAAGATGCATCCACCTCATCCGACGTTGTCGATGCGAAACTATTTGAGACAAAGATCTCAGAACTTACAGATTCTAATACAGAGCTACGTGCTCTTATTATGGAAGCCAAGAGTCAGCTTACTAAGTTGAACTTGGATAATGCTAAGCTTGTTTATCAAAACAAGGCTTTGAATAGCGCCTCCTTGAATGAGCGGCAAAAAATACAAATTGCCGAAGCTGTTCAGACTGCCACTTCTGTTGAAGAGGCGGGTATGATTTATGAAACAATTCAAAACGCAGTGGGGTCCACGCCAGTACAGCGCACACGACCACAAACACTCCGTGAAGCAGTTCAGAGACCAACCTCGCTTTTACTCAACTCTAAGAAAAACAACACGGCAACTAAAGACCCAAATATGGGTCGAATGCTGCGTTTAGCAGGTTTGAATAAATGACATTCAAAATAACTATAGGAGGTTTATAATATGTCTATTGTACAGAAATTAACCGAAGGTATTGTCAATCGCGACCTTTCCACAGAAGGCGCTGCGCTCATCTCCAAGTGGGAGAGCACAGGGCTTCTTGAGGGAATCGCTAGTGATACACTTCGAAACGGAATGGCCCGTTTGCTTGAGAACCAGGCAAAAGAGCTACTCCGTGAGTCTTCGTCCATGGCGGGCGGAGATGTCCAGGGTTTTGCAGCTGTTGCATTCCCACTAGTCCGCCGAGTATTCGGCAACCTGATCGCAAACGAACTCGTTTCCGTTCAGCCGATGAGCTTACCCTCGGGTCTCATCTTCTTCCTTGACTTCACTTTCGACTCAACTCGCTTGAATCAGGAAGAAGATAAGTCGATTTACGGTGGTAACAAGGTTGGTTCTCAGATCACAGGTGGTCTTGATTTGGATGGAGCCAATGGAACGGTCGCGCAGGGTCCGTATAACCTAGATAATGGCTATGCTTCCCCGACAGGTTCCGGTGGTGATGTTTCAATCATCGCTTCTGGTACCCTTAATGGTGCCGGCGCCGTTGACGAGAACGCCTCGCTCGACGGACTCGAAGACGGTATGACTGCTGCTAACGTTAACACCGTGCTACGTTTTGATCCGGATCTAGCTTCTGGTTCTGCATGGCTTCTGGCCGAGTTGGATATCAGCGACGCCGCAGATATCGGGTTCAACCGTGATGATTTGTCTGCAATTGCAGCCGAGTCCACTCTCCCCGAAGGTACTGTTTTGGTACCGCGTTTGAGTGCACTTAGTCGCTCGTTCGCGGAACCCGACGACGTTAATGGTGACATCGTTCGATTGATCTATGTCGGTACTGGCAGTGCAGCTGAGGTCGGCGTACGCGTTGCCGCCGCAAACGCAACGACACTCCCAATCGTGGATAACTTCATCGAGGCAACCTCTTTGGGTGCTGTCGTTGGTTCTGATACTAATCAGGGTTGGGGACTTGAAGAAAGCCCGAACATTCCCGAGATCAACATCAAGGTTGATTCCGTGGCTGTCACGGCTGTCACCAAGAAGCTCAAGGCTAAGTGGAGCCCGGAGTTAGGGCAAGACCTTAACGCCTACCACAACCTTGATGCCGAGGTCGAGCTTACTCAGATTCTGTCTGAGCAGATCGCACTCGAAATTGATCGCGAGATCCTTGAGGACCTCGTCGCAGGTGCACGTGCCGGTGTTCGTTACTGGTCCCGCGCCCCGGGCGATTTCCTTAACCGCGAGACTGGTGCCGCTAACGCTGCCCCAGAGTTCACGGGTAACGTCTCCGAGTGGTATGAGACCCTCATTGAGACAATCAATGATGTCTCCGCTCAGATCCACCGCAAGACTCTCCGTGGTGCTGCCAACTTCGTCGTCTGCGGACCTGAAGTTGCCAACATCCTTGAGTTCACCGCTGGCTTCCGTGCCAACGTGACTGCTGACGCAGACCGCGGCGATGCGGGTGCTGTCAAGGTTGGTTCCCTCTCCAAGAAGTTCGACATTCTGGTCGATCCTTACTTCGTGCGCAACGTGATCCTCGTTGGTCGCCGCGGAAGTAGCTTCCTTGAGAGTGGTTATGTGTATGCACCTTATGTGCCGCTGCAGACCACCCCGACGATCTTCGGTGTTGAAGACTTCGTGCCTCGCAAGGGCGTGATGACTCGATATGCCAAGAAGATGGTTCGTCCGGACATGTACGGTCTCGTCATCTGCAAGGGTGTCGTAGAAGGCTAATACGTCTGACGTAAGGTCAAAATAGTTAAAGCCCCGTCTCTTTTGAGGCGGGGCTTTCTATTTAGTAATAGACAAATCGAGGAACTTTGAATGGCCATCCCAAATCTTAATCCTGCTTCAACAGCAAATACTAATATATTACCCGTTAGCGGCACAACAGGATACGTGGCTGCAGCCCTCCCATTCGGGATGTACGCTGCCTCAACTGCCTTCCTCTCAGGAGCAGCAGATCAGGTAGCATATACTTATAAGAAGCTTGGCGGCGATGTCCTCGATATTGAATTAACTGAAGGCAATGTTTACGCTGCCTATGAAGAAGCGGTCCTCGAATACTCCTACCTCCTCAACCTCCATCAGACGAAGAATTCGTTATCATCTTATCTGGGGTCCAGCACCGGATCCTTCGATCAAGATGGTCAGATTGCCGCCGGCGATCCCCTGTCTGGATCGAACATCGAGCTGCGTTACCCACGCTTCGACTATGGGTATGTTCGCAGAGTGACCCAGATAATGTCCACAGAAGCTGGACTAGGAGGAACTGTCCCGATCTACTCGGCCTCGGTCGTCACCGTACCGAATCAGCAGGACTATGATCTTCAGAGTATTGTATCGGCGTCCTCAGCGAATTCTTCGTCGGTACCCTATTTTGAGCAGGTTGCCGGGAAGCGTATTATTGTACGAAAAGTCTTTTTTAAAACTCCTCGCGCCATGTGGCGATTTTATGGATATTATGGCGGATTCTCTGTTGTAGGAAACATGAGAACATACGGACAGTATGCAGACGACTCGACCTTTGAGATTGTTCCTGCATGGCAGAATAAATTACAGGCTATGGCATATAAAGACGCCCTCTATACACGCATTTCTCATTACTCCTATGAGATCAAGGACAATATGTTACGCTTATTCCCTAAACCCCAAGCTACAAGTCCCAAGAAATTTTGGATTCAGTTTACAATCGAAAATCAGTATGAACCATGGGATGAAACCGGACGAGGTGATCAAGGTGCCAAGGGCATTAACAACCTCAACACACTTCCATTTGAAAATATTCCATTTGAAAGTATCAACTCTATTGGCAAGCAGTGGATCCGCCGCTTCGCGCTGGCATTAACCAAAGAAGTACTCGGACAGATCAGAGGCAAGTTCTCCACAGTACCAATCCCCGGTGAAAGCGTAACTCTTAACGCTAGTGAACTCCTGGGACAAGCCAGAACCGAACAGGACAATCTTCGCGATGAGCTTAAGACGATCCTTGACGAGACCACGTACGCAAATCTGTCAACGATTGACGCCGGACTACAAGATTCTGCTAAGAAGATTACTGAGAATGTCCCTGGTGGCATTTTTGTGGGGTAAGATAGATGTCGAGAAGCAAAAGAACACAAAAACAAATACAGAACAAAGAAGCAGACAAATACGATTATATTGGAGACAAAGAAGTAGCAGACAAACTTCATGAAATTGAGTTCTCGGCGTCTACACTTGAAACAATCGACACAGCAATGCTCAGATTCGTTGATGAAACCTTAAATCTATCAGTAGAGACCAACAGTGGCTTCGAAAAAGTTCCAGTTTTGTGGGTGACAGCAGAACGCGCCTATCAAATCAAACACAACAAAGATCTGAGAGATAAAGAGGAGACGCTGATCCTTCCGTTGATCACAGTTAATCGTTCATCTGTAACAAAAGAGCCAAATTTTAAGGGTTCTGTATATGCTAACCTATATCCCGAGAACGATGCCAAGGGCGGTGTGATCACCATCGCCCGCCAGATCAATCAAAAGAAAACAGCTGAATTCCAGAATGCTCAAGCGAACCGCAAGTACGGTGTCGACAAAAATGTATCGAGCAAAATGAAGAATACCAATAAGCGCAACATGTCAACAGCCAAAACAGTATATGAGACAATCACAATCCCAATCCCGGTCTGGGTGAAGGTAATGTACGAGATAACAGTGAGATCTGAGTATCAACAGCAGCTTAACCAACTGGTTACGCCTTTTTTGACCGTCCCCGGCAACTCCCGCACCCCCAAAAGAATAGAAAACGAAGGTCATTACTACGAGATATTCATTGACGGCAGTCTATCGGATACATCCAACAAAGCAGCACTTGGAATGGAACAGCGCAACTATGAAACAACGATTAATATCGAGACCTTGGGGTATCTTATTGGAGACGGCGACAACCAAGAAAAACCCAGGATTGTCAAGCGCGAAAACGCAGTTGAATTTAAGTTTGCGAGAGAAAGAACGATCTTTGGCGATATACCTGACACGATTAAGGATGGATTTTACAGAGAATAGTACCATTCAAAGTATTTAACACTATTTACTTTGAACATTTTCATAATGTAGGAGAACCTAACGAATGTCAGTTAAAAATTACCGATTTGTATCCCCCGGCGTGTTTGTCAACGAAATCGACAACTCCCAAGTTCCTGCCTCCCCCGCCGGCATCGGTCCGGTCGTCATCGGCCGCGCTGCATCAGGACCAGCACTAAGACCCGTAACGATTCGCTCTTTTGAAGAGTTCGTAAATGTCTTCGGAACCCCCGCCCCCGGCGGCGCCGGCGGTGATGTTTGGCGAGAGGGAACCAACAAATCTTCTACCACCTACGGCATGTATGCAGCACAAGCATACTTGCGCAACAGCTCTCCACTGACTTACATTCGCCTCTTGGGCGCCAACCATGACGATGCAACCCCCTCGGCCGCCGGCAATGCTGGCTGGAAGGCAGCCGGCGACGCATATGGCTTGGTTGTGTTTGAGGTAGCCACCGCCCCATCCGTCGCCGCCACACTCGCTGATATATTGTCGCTGGACACTTACGTCGCAGATGATAGTTTTACAGTCAATATTCCAGTTAGCGCCGGCGGAACGGGCGAGACGATAACTGTTAAGCTCGTTGCGGGTACCCCCAGTGGACCCGGGGCTAACGAAGTGCTGGTGGGTATCAGCGCGAACACGGTTGGTAGGGTAATCGCTGCCATCAATGGTGTTGATTCAACTATGATGTTATATGGAGCTGGAGCCGGAGACACAACTAATGGCATCGCAGGAATTGGCTCAGAAGAAGGATCTTCGGCCACGGACATAACTGTAACCGCGACTACTGCCGCGTCCGCGGGAAATAGCATTGTGTTTACAGACGGCGGCGCCGGATCAATGGTCGCCGACGGCAGCAACGGCGCATCCCCCGCGTCCCTCGCCGGGGGCGAAGACACTGGTCCAGTCCAGTCACTCGACGGCGCCCTCGCAGCAATACTCTACAGCACCCATGAAGACACAACATTCGCCCTTAGTGGTGCCGTAGCAGACTTTACTACAGCGACCCCCGCGGATGGTACTGCCACCTCCTCAGCGGACGCCATCGTCCGCGCAGTCGGATCGAACAAAGAGTTCAAGCTTGTTGTAAACGAGTACAAGACCGGCACTGACCTGACAACGACATTTAACTTTACCACCACGGACAGTCGTTACATCCGCAAGGTACTCAATACGAATCCGCAGTTAACTAACTCTGATACAACCGAGGATACCTCCGTTGTTAACTACTTCTTGGGCGAGACATTCGATCGCCACTTGAGTGCCAATATTCAGAGTAACACAGCAACCACCACCTATGCTTCCATAGTAAAGATTAAATCCGGAGATAACGATGGGTCGAGCTTTAAGACAGAACTGCAGTCAGCCCGCACACCGAACATTATTAGCTGCCGCCTTGCCCCTGATCAGGAGCCGGTAAACCTTTTCCACATTGAAGCCCTAGAGCAGCCCGGCGATTGGTCGAACCGAAACATTAAGATTTCCATTCAGGATATTAAGCGCACCACGAACGACAGTACGGATTATGGTACCTTCTCTGTTGTGGTTCGACACCTGAGCGACTCCGACAACGTCGTCCGGGTCATTGAACAATTCAGCAACTGCGACCTTAACCCGAACTCACTTAATTATGTTGCCAGAAAGATTGGCACGCAGACCCGCACGTGGGACGGCGACAGCCGCCGACTCAAGCTCGAAGGCGACTGGCCAAACAACTCCAGTCACATTCGGATTGTAATGAGCGACGTAACCCCCAACGCCTCCCTTCTGCCATTCGGCTGTGACGGTATACTCACGTATGACAACGAGAGTTTCACTTCTAGCTCAGCCGGTAACTGGATCTCCGGATCCACCACCATCCCTGCTGACACCGATCAAGCAGGTCCGTTCTGGGCATCTGGCTCAGCACTGACAGCATCCGTATACTACCCGGATCCCGAATTGCGCCTTAGCGCCTCCGACGGGGGACTAAGCAACAGAACAGATGCATACTTCGGCTTCCAGACCACCAAGACTCCCGGCGGAACAGTATTCGATCGATCGACCATTGACCTCCTTCGCCCTCGCGGCGGTATCGCGGATGACATGTTCGCCGCCGCAGTTGCTGGTACCACTGAACGCTCTGCTATGTTCACACTTGATGATATTTCCGGATCTACAGGAATCTGGGTCAGCGGTTCGCACTCAGCTTCTTCATTGACCTATGTCAACGGAGCAATAGAGGGCGTCCTCGACGCTGGCTATGACCGCTTCAGCGTTCCGATGTATGGCGGCTTTGATGGTGTCGATATCATGGATATGGATGCATTTGCAAACAACCGCTTTGTTGACGATGCCGACCCCGAAGATTGTTATGTTCTAAACACTTTCCGTCGCTCGATCGATACGATTGCCGACCCGGAAACTGTAGAGATGAGCCTCGCCACCATCCCGGGACTAACCCACGAAGGACTTACCACACATTTGGTTAACACATGTGAGGATCGAGCAGATGCACTAGCTATCATCGACCTACCCGACGCATTCGTCCCAAGAGAGGAATCGACTGCAGTCAATCGTAATAACACGGCTGCTAACATCACAACTCTGGTCAATGGATTACGCTCTAGAGGGCTTAACTCCTCTTACGGTTGCACCTATTACCCATGGGTTCGCGCCAGGGACACCATCAACGGTGCCTTCCTCTGGTTGCCCCCGTCTATCCCCGCATTGGGCACGCTCTCAAGCTCCCAGCGCAAGACGCAGGTCTGGTTTGCTCCCGCCGGCTTCAACCGCGGCGGCTTGACAGAGGGTTCCGCTGGCATCCCAGTGGTCGACGTTGCCCACCAGCTGCGCCGCAAAGACCGGGACGACCTCTACACCGCGAACATCAACCCAATCGCCAAGTTCCCCGCAGAGGGCATTGTAATCTTCGGTCAGAAGACCCTGCAGGTTACGCCGTCCGCACTGGATCGCATTAACGTTCGCCGCTTGATGATCTTCGTTAAGAAGCGCATCTCGCAGATTGCAGCTGGTCTGCTCTTTGACCCGAATGTCAAGCAGACATGGTTGCGGTTCTTGGCGCAGGTTAATCCCTTCTTGGCAGACGTAAGAACAAGCTTCGGTTTGTCCGCCTTCAAGGTGGTGCTCAACGAGTCTACAACAACACCAGATTTGATCGATAGAAATATTCTATATGCTCAGATCTTCTTGAAGCCAACCAGAGCTATTGAATTCATCGCTATTGATTTCAATATCTCAAGAACCGGAGCATCGTTCGAGGATTAAAAAATGTGGGAGGTTTATTCTCCCCACACTATATAATATAAGAATTACAGGAGACTATTTAAATGCCATTTTGGAACAGCGCACAATCCGAGCCGAGACGAGCACATCGCTTTTTGCTCACCCTACCTAACCTCAGCTCAGCCGACGGTTCTCATTCATTCCAGCAGTACCTTGCTAAGAAGGCAGCAAAGCCCTCATATCAGGTGACAGCCGCAGAGCACAAATTCCTTGGCAACACATACTACTACCCAGGCGTCGTAACGTGGCAGCCAGTTGCTGTTTCGATTGTCAATGCTATTAATCCAGACGGCAACCAAATTCTTATGGATGCTCTTATAGGATCTGGGTATATGCCTCCCCCCGCGCAGCTTGAGGCGTTTGGTGGCACCGGCACCTCAGCGTCTACGGTTAACAAGTCTGATGCACTCAGAACCATCGGAGATGTTGTTATAGAAGAACTGAGCGGTCAAGGTGGTCTCATTGGCACCTGGGAGTTGAAGAATTCCTTCATTCTCGATGCCAAATTCGGCGATCTTGACTATGATGTTGATACAATACTTAATATTGACATCACTTTCAGGTATGATTGGGCTGAGTACAAATCTGGAGAGGCTGTGACAGCAGCTGTAGACCTCTAAGATCGAAAGAAGGTGACTTTTGTCAAGAAGAAATAATAATGAGCGGCTCGGCGCACCGCACCCTGACGCGCCCACACCCCCTTTAAACAACGAGAACGACCTCTTTTCGTTCGTGAGCCCCACGGAGTTTGTGGACCTCCCCAGTGGCGGCAAGTATTATCCCCCCGATCATCCCCTATGCGACGTCGATACAATTGAAATCCGTCATATGACAGCGAAAGAGGAAGACATTCTAACATCCGAGACCCTTCTAAAAAAGGGAATTGCAATTGATAGACTCGTCCAATCGATCCTAGTGGATAAAACAATCCCCCCGGAGTCCTTCTTGGTAGGGGATAAGAATGCCATATTGGTTGCATCGAGAATCACCGGCTTCGGTCCATTCTATGAAGTAACATTCCCGTGCTCCGCCTGCAATGAAGCAATAGATCATGAAATTGATTTGTCATTGCTGGAACTAAAGGAAACTGACACTTCCGACGCCGAGCTTACCGAGAGTGGCACGTTTATGATAACGTTGCCGGCAACTGGTATTAATATAGAACTTAAATTGTTGACATCTCAAGATGAGAAATCTATTGCAAGACAGTTGGAGTCCAGAAAGTCTATGAAGCAGCCAGAAAACGCAGCCACCCTTATGCTAGGTTCATTAATTGTGTCAGCTAACGGTGTAACTTCTCGCGACCAGATTAACAAGCTGACAGGACTGTTGCCGATCAAGGATTCTAAATATCTTCGTAAGGTTTATGATAAAATTATGCCCGACCTTGACATGAATATTGAATTTCAGTGCAATAATTGCGCGCATGGAGAAAAGGTGGTAATGCCTTTAACGGCAGCGTTTTTTTGGCCTAAACAGTAAGTACCAAGAAGCAGTGTATGAGGAGTTTTTCGCTCTGAAACACTACGGAGGATGGTCCTTCGTTGAAGCATATAATTTACCGATCGCTCTCCGACGCTGGTTCGTCAACCGGCTCGTAGAAGAGTATAAGAAGCAAAATGAAGAAATTGAATCAGCAAGACACAGCTCTTAGCTGCAGCTTTTGTTGTGTGTGACTATTTACTATATCTCTAGAGGATTTGGCAATGATAAAGAAAGAGACAATCAATCTAAACCAAAAAGGTAAAACACTTAATGAGGTTTATTTCTCCCAGTTCGCCGGCAAAGTACAACAAATGCTGTTGGATCTCTATGCCGGCGGTATGAATGTGCCGGTGAGCCTGATAGGAACTTCAAAACAAGTTGAGAGTTTTATGACCGCGTTGTCTAAAGAGAAGCGCTATATGGACTCATACATGCGTCATGGACTGGACAAGGGACCTACCATGGTTTCAAAGTCCCAGCTTGATACTGCAGTTAGTCAATTCGAGTATGAAACAGGTCTCAAGTGGCCGTTTAAAAACTAGGATTAGTTAGATGCCCCCCGAAACAGCAGCCGAAAAACTCATTCGCTTACAACAGGAGCTGGATCTAGCGAAAGACCTCAAGGAAGCCTATGACCGTCTATCGCTTGCAGCTGGAGAGCAGGTCGGCACCGACCAGCGCGCAGCAGAAGTAAAACTACAGTTGATAGAAGCGCAGCGCGCCCACCTCGACCATGCCATGAAGCAGGGACCGGTCACCCAGAACCAGGTAGAAAAATTCGAAAAACTTACGGAAAAGGCAAAAAAACTCACAAAAGAACTTGCCGATTTAGCCAAAGCCGAAGCAGAGCTTGCTGAGAAGACCCAAGCCGCAGTAGGCCAAGCCAAATCCCTCAAAAATAGTCTCCTTGGACTTAGCGGACCCGCTGGTAAAATTGGTGCGGTCGCCAAGGCTGCCGGCGGCGATTTTGGTGCATTCGCAGGAGAAATGTTTAAGGCAGACACCATCACCGGCGCCTTCATGAAGGTCATAGGCACATTTGTCAACAATACTATTGCCCTCGCCAAGGAACAAGACAAAGCAATATCAGCATTCAGGCGCGCCACAGGTGCCACAGCAGAATATAACATTCAAATAACGCAAGCAGAGCGCCGTAACTTCCTATACGGGGTTAGCGCCAGCGATGCTGGAGCAGCAACACAAACTCTGTTCACTAGCTTCTCAAACTTCACCAATCTAACAGAAGGACAAAAAGCAGGACTTATTGATACGACAGCTCTTTTGCAAAAGCTTGGTGTTGACGCATCCACATCAGCCAAGCTGATGGACCAAGCTATGAGAGCTAGCGGCAAGTCTGTCAGCGAGACAAATGATCTAATGCTCGACCTCGCAGGCTCAGCACAGGCACTCGGCGTGAGCATGCAGCAAATGACAAGCGACTTTGCATCAAACTTTGGAGAGCTGGCGAAATATGGTGACAATGCCATGGAGGTCTTCAAGGGTCTTGCGGTCCAAGCAAAGAACTCAGGACTTGAAGTGTCCACTCTGATAAAGATCGCAAGTCAGTTTGATAAGTTTGACTCAGCCGCACAATCAGTCGGCCGCCTTAACGCCATCTTGGGCGGACCATATCTAAACTCGATTGATATGCTCAATGCGTCCGAAGAAGATCGTATTGAAATTCTTTCGCGATCTATTGAGGCGTCAGGGCGCCAGTTTGATGCGCTCGGTCGCTTTGAACAGCAGGCAATTGCCTCAGCCATGGGAACGAGCGTCGAAGAAGCTCAGCGCCTCTTCAATATGTCCGACGAGCAATATCGACTGGACGCAATAAAGCAAGAAGAGATGCAAGAGCTTGTCCGAGAAACTCAGACGATGGGACAGGAGCTTAAATCAATGTTTATGGCTCTAGCAGTGGATTTGCGTCCGCTTGTTGATAATGTTCTAAAGCCTCTGATCGGACATATGTCTTCTATAGCTAAATGGATTGGTGAAGGAACAAACGCTCTTGGACAGTTTGTAAAAGTCGGAATGTTTGCAGCTGGTCTCGCCGCTGTCATCGCAGCCCCATTTACGAGTGGTGCTTCGCTACTAGCATTCGCGGCCATCAGTGGTTTAACTATGGGTGGATTGGCTTCCATGGCACCGGGCTCCGACGAGAGCGGCACAATCACACCGCGCCTTCATGAAGGAGGCATGCATCACGAAAAATCAATACTCAAGAAGGATGAAATGGTACTAACAGGCGGATCCGCAGAAGTACTTAACAAAGAAGGGATTGCAGATATGATCTCCAGCGCCGTAACAGCCGCAATCTCCGCCATGCCGGCGTCCACCCCTCCACCCACTCAGGAGATATCATTGTATGTTGGCCAAGAAAAGATTGATGAGCTAGTTATTAAAGGAATGAACTCGCCTGCAGCAGCAGCCGCTTTCGGACCTTTCACGAACGTGTCGTCGGCTCTTACCTAGGAGATAGATAATGTACGCGCCAACAATAAGAAATGATGACTTCTTTACAATTAAATTTAAACACATTCCCACGAAAGAAAGTACGACATTCGAGGGATGGGTGACCACCTTCGCAGATAACTTTAGTTCCCAATGGAACGAAGTACCAGTATACGGTCGAATGGACCCTTTGTCCACCTTTACGCGCACAAGCCGCAAGATACAACTTGCGTTTGATGTGCCCAGCGACAACGCAGAGGTAGCACAAAAGAACCTTGAGAGGGTCAATAAGCTAATAACGTTCCTATATCCACTTTATGATAAACAAGACGGAACAGGTGGTCAGAGGGTTGGGCACACCCTTAAGGCTGCTCCCCTTATAGAACTTAAGTGGACAAACCTCATTGCAGACTATGTCGACAACTCCGGACTAATCGGATACTTGGATGGAGTTAACTACGCTCCGAAGATCGCAGACGGCGGATTTGGTATAGCTGGCGGCAATTTTATCCCCGCTCCCGCGGACTACGTCAGCGGACTAGACATGAAGCGCCACCAAGAAGAGATGCTCCCCCTAACACAGGCAGCCTTCGTAGCCGACGTGATGTCCCGACAACACGGCACCGAGTATGATATCAGTTACGCGCGCCCGGCTACGGGAACAGTAGGAAGCAACATATATATACCCAAGACACTCTCCATAAGCTTAAGCTTTACAGTTCTTCACAAGCATCTACCTGGATGGGTCCGTGGAACGACGGACAATGAGTATATATTTGCCAATCGACAGGTAAGTAGCGGATTCCCAAATACGCCACCAAAGCCGAAGCTAGCCCACCAACGAATCGTCACTATAACGACGACCAACGAAGACGGCGTGGAAACAGAGACAGAAACAACTTACATCGCCACGTCCCTTGGCACCCAGATCTTGCAGAGTAATAAATAATGGGCAGACGCTATGATAACCGCAAGCTTTTTACCAACGACACCGAGAGGTATGAAAAAGTACTGGACGATAGAGGTGTAAATTCTATTGTTCACTATAATACTGCGCGCATGTCTTATCCGTCTCAAGATGAGATGATGGAGATTACGAAGATAAGGCATGTCTGGACCACCGGAGACCGCTATTATAAACTAGCCCATCAATATTATAGATCTACACAATACTGGTGGGTGATAGCCCAGTTCAACCAGAAGCCAACCGAAGCTGATGTGACAGTCGGAGAGGTCATTTTTATTCCGACCCCGCTAGAGGCTGTCTTGCGCGCATATAAGGGAGGCTAACTCGAGATGCCAGATGCCGATCCCGCACTTCAAGAATATATAACGCCTGCCGTTGAGACAAGTTTTCACGGTCTTATCACAGCATACCTAAAAACATGGTATGCCCAAGCAGCCTATAACAAGTTTACTGGCGAGGGGGACAGCCTCAGCGACCCCTACTATAATACGGTAAAACAGGATATCTACGAAGCCACAATGCAGGACCCCTTGATTCTGGACAGCGCCGGCATAACCACCCTTGCACAGGCAAAAGTTGCACTGGGTCCACACACAAACTACCTCAATAACAGAACAGATTTTCGTGTAATCGGGCTCCTAACCGGCATCGATGTAGAAAACCTCGGACCCCCCTTCTCCCTCAATATACGCGAGGCCGGCTTCGTTGAATGGGCTCAGGGAGAAGATGTGGAAGCCCAATGGGCTCGTGACGATATATTCTATAATACTGGGGTGGGTACGACGTCCCAAGCGAACACCAAATTACACTATTCTTTTTCGCTTGACTCAAATCCGACTGAGGCGACTACCATGGAGTCGAGTAAATTCCAATTCTTTGCTAGCACAACCATACTACAGTATTTAGCTAACAAAGCCTACGCGCATCCACCCGGCGCAGATAACCCCTATAAAGATCTTGCGCTCAAGTTGGCAACAGATACCAAATCAATGATTGATGCGGAGCGCGCCCGAGCAGCCGGCACCATGCTCAGGAAGCCCGGCGAATATCTTCACGTGGAAGCCAGCCTCGGTTTCGTCAGGCATGAAGTCGATGCCGAAGTTTCATGGGGATTCGCGTCCGACAAGATGGCTAAAATCATAAGTGCCATAGATGCAATCAACCCCGGCTCATCACACACCACCGCGCACCCCCTCGGGGGACCAGAGTTACCATTGCAAGATTACACAGATCTTGCTTTCTGGCATCCACTCACCGGTGTCGGCGGACAACAGCCCGATACCGGACGCATTCTAAATGGACACCATCAGATTTTATATGCCAACACACACAATGATCCACAGAAAGCCGCGGTCCGAGACACGCTTCAGGCACTCTCTGGCGAGCACCTATCAGAATATCACACTCTCTTCAACAGAATCATAGAACTTGAAGGTCGAACACCGTCGGAGGAGGAGTTTGAAGCAGGAAAGCAGGTTGAGCTAGCCTCCATCCTCGCCTTCTTTGGAATCGGCACCGACCCCGACCCCCTTCCCGACGCGCCTGAGCTTGCGACGCTCGAAGAAGCCGTCCAGGACCCTGAGGCAGCGAGAGCCCTGCAAGAAGCGCTAGAGCGAGCAACTCGCAATTTGACACCGTTTGACATGCAATGCTATTTAATGGAAAACATAACAGAGATTGTTGCGGCCAAGCGCGCCCCACGGTCGGATCGACCAGGAGTATACGACTACGTAGGTGAGGGGACAGAGTACAACTACATTAACCGACTCACATCTGTAGGCAGTCCATCAATGATCACCAATCTTTTACAACACGGATCCCCGGACGGCAATAAATCAAAAAGGATTAAACAAATACTTAATTTGTGCCCAGAAGTTTATGCCTCCTTGGTTCCATATATAAAGATATATCGAGTTGATTATGATGAGGATGGCTCAGTCACCATCGATCCGGAAACCCAAAAAGCGGCAGAGAAAGAGTTGGTAATTCCAAATTTTATAGATCCAACTGATTTAAGTAGCATCTTGGACTCAAGCCGCGGCCGCGTTCCGGGCGCCGGCATTAAATCATTTTCTTGGAGCCTCGTCGGCGTTCAGCCGGCAGAGGTAGATAACAATATTACAGCTAAATTAGTGATATATTTTCAGAGTATTAATGACTTTTTCCGCGGCGCCTCCCAAGCAGGCAAGGAGGAACCGAATTTTCTTGATCTTTTGATTAACTCCCCAGCAGCTAAGGCGTTGCAAGAGGGCCATCGCCCACCTCCCGATGAAGAAGATGCCGGTGTATGCGGTGATCTAAAGAAGAATTTGCATCGAAGGTATGAGGGGAGAAACTATAGGATTAAGGTTGTTGCTGGTTGGTCCACCCCCAGCAACCTTATAGATTTGATGCCCAAATCCGACCCAGAAGACATTGAACGACTTCAGGAGGCCATCGCCAGCACAAGGGTTTCTCTATTTCTTCAACAGGTTCGCCATTCCTTGGATTTTAAGGATGACGGAGCCTTGGAGATGTCAATTGACTATCAAGCTAGCCTTGCGGGACTCCTTACGTCGCCCCAGGCAGACATATTTGCCGACGACCCTATAGATATTCGAACTCAAGTCCAAGCGCTCGACGCAGGCATTGAAGATTTAGACGACCTCGGCGACACCATCGGAGAATACGACAAGCAAAGGAGGAAAGAACTCCTAGAAAGAAAGCTAGCACTGAACCGCCGCGGCAAAATGCATAAATACAAGAAATTATTGGAGGGACTGTTCAAACCCCAGAAGTACCCCAAAATTCATGCTATTAATATTTCGGGAGCAGAAATGCATATGCCCCACTATCGGGACCTCGACGACGAAGCGCGCGCACGCCGAGCCGAGAGGAGATTAGGAACGCCACTAGAATTTGCAGACACATTCGAGCTATACACAGAATTACTTAACTCAGTCACCGCTGGTGCAGCCGACTCTGAAGTCGACGCCGCGGCACAATATGAGAAATGCGAAGAATCGCGCTACGAAGATTACCGCAAAGACAGCAAAATCAAAACTCTACCATTCTTTTTCTTGGGCGATATTATCGACAATGTAATAGGACAGATGATAAAAAATACTGGCAAGGAGTTGGATTTCGATGTATTTTTATCGGACGTTGAGATAATAGACCCCCTCCAAGCATTCAAGCTGAAGAATCTTGACGACATACTTACCTGTGGTGACATACGCACCGTTGAATTTTTGGACTCACTAAGAAGATCAGACCTTAAAACATTCGGACGCGCCGACGGCGTAGTTAATATTATGAATATAGGGGACATTCCTATATCAACCGATGCATTCCAGCTCTTCTTTAAGAATCGGGTCGTAAAAAAGGATAGGGAAACTTACCACTTTTTATATTTCATTAAGGAACTTTGCGCAGAACTTATTACAAAGGCTCTCAATAAAACGTGTTTCGGACCGGACATATCGTTCCAGCAAAGGTTTGATGTGCGCCCCCATACTTGGGCTCCCCCCGGTGCAGTGTTCGAAGACGGTCATCGCTATGGCGCTTGGGCCTCGGACCTCACCGTTGGACAACTCGCCAAGCAATCTGATATTTTGCCCTCAACCCCTATTGGTCACACACGACAGGCACTTATAGTACTGCCCACTGACTCGCACCCTCGCAATCTTACGGGTGACTACGCCACGGACACCGGGAAAGGAATCTATCATCATTATATCGGAGCATCTTGTGGGCTCCTCAAAACTTTAAAGTTTAACCGTGAAGATCAAGAGTACTTAAGAGAAGCCAAGATACAACGTCAAGGCGCTCTCGGCGCTGAACAGCTTCGGGAATTATATTCTTCAACCCTTGAATTAGTGGGTAACAATCTATATAAGAACGGTATGTACATTTATATTAACCCCACCCTGATGGATGCATCTGAAGTGGAACTTGATTATTTAGGACTTCACGGCTATTATTTGGTCACAGGCGTCCAGTCAAGTGTGACACCCCAAGGATTCACAACGAACCTGACAGCTCTCCACGAAGGAATCGAATTCAATGCACCAGATATCGATCCGGAGTGGTGGAATGTTCCGCCCGAATCTCTCCCCCCCGATATCGACTCTACTTCTGCAGCCGCCCGGTCGCGCGTCCGCCAGCTCGATGTCGACCGGGAAGCCGACGACCCGACGTCCGCAGCTTCACGCTACGAAGCCGAGCGCCGCCTAGAGCGCGCTCGAATATACGGAGATGGGCCCCTAGGACAAATCATGGGCTGGGCGTATGGCGTGGAGCCCGATGAGCACGGCTACGTGGCAGACCGCACCGACATCGCGAACGAGAACGACTAGAGGAAGTAACAACGTATGCCACCTAACACCTTCTCAACACCTCTTGGAAATAACTCCCTTAGCTCCTATGCTTTATATTTTCAGAGATTATATTACAAAAATGAGATTTACCCATCCAGCGTTGTAAAGCCCCTAGATACATGGTATGATAAACAACTATACGGGCTCATCGACAAAACCCAAAATACTATTATTCCACGCCCCGCACAGATGCGCGCTATCGGACCATCTATAGACTCCGGACTCCTCGCCTTCAATTTTGTGGTCGACGCATTCGAAGCGTTGGTTAATCATATGCAAAAAGGCGTCATATCCGGCGCCCTCAGGCGCAATGGAAACATCAAACTGACAGACATGCGTGCGCATGTGGGATACCGCAGCGCCACAGATATCTACAACCGATATCTAGATCAGGTGTATACTGCATTTGTTGAGAACCTGCCATTAAAAGATTATAATGAGATAACTAACCTCCAGACGTTCGCAGATAAGTTCACTGCCTATCTACGAAGACTCTCACTCTCGCTTCCTGTAACTCAGACAAGTTATCAACTATCAGGAATCACCAACACCCTAAGTTCGGGACTCTCGATAGCCATCGACGTAGGACAGGCACAAAACGATACCTATAAATACAACAACTTCATCAACGATCCAAATTTTCAGTTTTATATTAGAGCAGCCAAGAAGTTTGGATTTACGGTCAATAAAAACATGCCATGGATACTCACAGCAGATTTGTTTAGTGACGCGATTATGAAATATCTAGGAAACTACAGAACATCAGATTATACATTTGTAACCAAAGTTAACTTTTTTGATCTATATTATAAACGAACCTATTTGAACGATATGAACTATATTCAAAGGCTTATAACCGGTGGATACAGAGATTTTATTAATAATAGTCCCCTATATGAGACGACGACCACAATCAGCGCCGCGCAGTGCGGAAAGTCCGTGCCCTTCCGCTTCGAAAGTCGCCCCCGCGCCCCCCTACCGGCTGATCCAACCATAATGATAACAGACAAGTTTATGGTAATGCTTTATTTAACACTGAGATCCAATGAGGTTAATAATCCCCTCTCATCGCTTAAAACGATGAAACTTAATGTCGCCAGTGTCTATCAGACACAGCCAGATACCTCCATCACGAAAGCGCAAAACGCTGCCAATTATATCAATATGATATTCCGCGACTACATCTACGATATAGGATATATCTTATTAAATGACACAATTCGCAAAGAAGGGGTTGACAATCAGGCCAGAACTGGTAATATTAGTACAGCTGGAGCAGTCACACAACAGCTATACTAGGAGGAAACTTGCTTTTTCAAGTTCTGGATCACAAGAAAGATTGTGTCGGATATTTTGCCGACAACCAAATACATTCAACAAACATTATACCCCCTGAAGGCGAGAGCTGGGAGCTGTCCGAGCATATGCGGGGGGAGACGTACGAGCTAGCGCGTCTCTACAGCCAAGGAGCGGCTCTTACAGACGTTTGCCCGGAAGATATGAAGGAGGAGTGGGAAAAGATAAAGAAGACGCTTAAATCGTGTCTGAGAGCCTTCCGAACTTCTCGGCTTTCTTTAGAAGAAAACTGTCTTTATGATGTGATCCCCGAGTATTTCCTTTTTGAGTACTTAAACGCCAAAAATAAGATAACCCAACACGTGCTGGACACCTACCCTCGTCCTGCGAACTACGATGCCATGTTGAATCTTAATAAGATGCTTATGGACATTCGCTTGCGCCCCCTGAGAATCGATCTCGGACCGATCAAGCATCTTCTCAGCTCCGTCCGCGGAATGAACTTTCACCGCACGCTGCAAACCGTCAATCACGTGTGCGACTATAACCCATGGGGCACGATCACCGGGCGCCTATCGACTAATCCAAACAGTCTGCCGATTCTCACGATGAACAAGGAGTTCCGCGCGTGTATTAAGCCAAAGAACGACTGGCTCGTGGAGCTAGACTTCAATGCAGCCGAACTGCGGACGCTGCTGGCTCTCGCAGGTGTCGAACAGCCCAAGAATGATATTCACAACTGGAATGTTAAGAACATTTTCGATGGTAAGTTGACCCGAGAAGAAGCCAAGGTGAAAACCTTCGCGTGGTTGTATTCTAGTAAGGAAAACAAGCAGTTAGAGCGCCTTTATAACAAGGATTTGGTGCGGAATAAGTACTGGGATGGCTTAAAAATTACGACAGATTATGGTAGAATAATAGAGAACGTAGACGAGCATCATGCGCTCAACTACATCATTCAAAGTACTACAATCGATATGGTGCACGAACAGGCTTACAAAGTCTACGAGCTTCTGAAGGGGAGGAAGAGCCACATTTCATTTCTTATACATGATGCGGTCTATATCGATCTGGCTGACGAAGATCGCCCCGAATTGCTGAATTTGCTTGACACGTTCCAAAAAACAAGGTATGATGTATTCAAGGTCAATGTCTCAGCTGGCAAGAACCTGGGAGAAATGAAGGAACTAAGGCTATGAAGAAGATCTATCAAAAGTTAATCAGGGACCGTATCCCTGGAGTGATTGCAGACGCAGGCAAGTCCTTCGCCACACGTAAAGCATCAAAAACAGAGCTGCTGGACTACGCGCTGAAGAAGCTCCAAGAGGAAGTGCAGGAATTTGTTGAAGACCCTTGTGCAGAAGAGGCTGCGGACATTATGGAAATCTTTCATTTTATCTGCGACAAACTAGAGATCAACGATCTTACGATTATGGCAGAAAAGACCGCAAAGCGTGTTTCGCGGGGCGGCTTCGACAAGGGTCTCATTTTGGAGTGGGTTGAAGAGGAATGAAAGTAGTAGGTCTCGGCAAAGCAGGTTGCAATATCGCGAAGTCTTTTTCAAAGTTTTCGCAATATGAAACCTTTGGTATTGACGCCCAAGAGGATGCCGATATCACCATTCGCAAGAAGAAGAGCCACGAAGACTACGACGAGAACTTCCCGAACCTCAAGAAGAAGCTAAAGTTTGCAGGCGAAGACGTTTTTGTTGTCATCGCCGGCGCAGGACAGATATCAGGGGGCACCTTGCGCCTGCTTGAGCAACTAAATAAGAACAACCTCACGGTCATTTACATTGAGGGCGATACATCCATAATGTCGGAGACTCAAAAGAAACAAGAAAAAATCGTAAGTAATGTCTTGCAAGAGTACGCTCGATCTGGTATTATAGAGTTAGTGATCATGATAAGCAACAGCGCGCTAGAGAGGAGTATCGGAGACATGTCAATCATCGGCTATTACGATACTCTTAACCACGCTATCGTCAACACCATTCACATGATTAACGTATTTAAGAACACAGAGCCCGTCATCGGAAACTTTATCAGCCCGGCCCAGATCAGCAGGATCGCAACGGTCGGCGTTGTAGACATAGAGTCAGATGATGAGAGAGAACATAAAGAAAAGTGGTTTTACCCCTTGACAAGTGTCAGGGATGTGGTATACTACTATGGTATCAGTGAGGAAGATTTGAAGAACGACGGTACATTGTTTAGAAAGATTAACAACTTTGTAAAGTCGCGAGTGGAAGAAGATATTAACGTCTCATACGGAGTCTTTAAGACAGCTTATGAACAAAAATATTGTTATTGCATAAAATATTCATCTATGGTACAATCATATAAAGAAATGCTAGACGATCAGGATATTAGCTGATCGTACTATAACCCTAAAAGGAGATTAAAATGGGTATTAACTTAGACAAGATGCGAGAGAAGCTCGCATCACTTAGAGGAACGGGAACTTCCTCAGATTCGGTGTTTTGGCGGCCTATTGATGGCGAACAAGACATTCGTATTGTTCCTACTGCAGACGGAGACCCCTTCAAGGAGATGTGGTTCCACTATAATGTGGAGAAGGGCGGATTTCTCTGCCCCAAGCGCAACTTCGATGATGGTTGTCCGGTTTGCGAATTTGCCTCACAGCTTTGGCGTGAGGGTGTCGACAACAACGACGAGCATAGCAAGAAGATGGCTAAGAACCTCTTCGTGCGACAGCGATTCTTCAGCCCCGTCATGGTGCGTGGCGAGGAAGAGTTGGGAATCCGCGTCTGGGGGTATGGCAAGACTGCCTATGAGAACCTCCTGACTCTTGTGCTCAACCCGGAGTATGGTGACATCACTGACACTGAGGCAGGCACTGACCTCTCGATGACTTATGGAAAGCCTCCGGGCGCTTCCTTCCCCCAGACTAAGCTTGTTCCGCGACGTCGTTCCTCTGCGCTCTGCGCCGATATGACGCCCGACAAGTGCGCTGAACTACTTGATAGCATTCCAGATTTCTCTGGTTTGTTTGAGCGAAAGTCGGCTGCTGATGTACAGACTATTCTCGACAACTTCGTCAACTCACAGGTTGACGACCCCGAGAGTGTTAGTTCTGAGACTACGCGATACGGTAACACCACTAAAGAAGGTGAAGCCAGCGCAGTCGACGCAGCTTTCGCAGAGCTAGGGTCGCTCTAAATATCCCCCCCACAGGGAGGCACAGGGTTATCAGGTGCCTCAAAAAAGAAAGGAAGAGTTATGACTACTGAAACTAATCGTCTAGAACAACTGATTACACTCCTTGAGGAAACTCGGGACG